CATCAGCATGACCGGCACGGGGCAGATCAAGGTTCCCGCCAGCACGACAGCTAACCGCAGCGGCTCACCCGCCTCCGGTATGTTCCGGTTTAACACCGATAACGTCAAGTTTGAGGGCTACAATGGCACGGCTTGGGGTACGGTCGGTGGTGGTGCCACGGGTGGCGGTACTGACGAAATCTTCATTGAAAACGGTCAGACCGTAACATCCAATTACACGATTACCGCCAGCAAAAACGCTGGAACATTTGGACCAATCACCGTGAACAGCGGCATCACGGTCACCGTTCCTTCTGGCAGCACATGGAGTATTGTCTGATGCCTGTATCACTCAATGGATCAACATCTGGATCGGTTACGATAACCGCCCCTGCCGTTGCCGGAACCAACACGCTTACGCTTCCTGCCGTGACTGACACGCTAGTAGGTCTAGCGGCTACGCAGACGCTAACAAATAAGAGCGTTGTTTTAGCTGCGGGAACAGCATCTGTTGCCCCTTTTAATCTTACATCTGGCACAAATCTGACGACCGCTACTGCTGGTGCAATGGAATACGATGGCAAGGTATTTTATGCTACACCTACGGCTGCACAACGCGGCGTCATAATGGCTGAACAGATTATTCTGTTGCAGTCTGCTTATACGCTTACATCGCAGACAGCCGCGCAAAAGTTGTTTAACACCCCTGCTAGTGGACAAGTTACACTTAGTGTAGGAACTTATGAATTTGAGTGCGCCTACTCACTTACCGCCATGAGTGCGACTTCAGCAGCATATGGATTTGCTTTAGGAGGCACGGCTACATTCACGCAGTTTTATACAACCATTGCTAAAAAAGACACGGGCCTTTCATCACCTTTGTCTGCAAACATTACATTCAATACTGCGGCTAATACAAGCATTAGTGGTTCAAATACGGGAACTGGAGGAATTGCCAACATCTCAGGCATTATTAACGTGTCTGTGACTGGCACAGTTATTCCGCAAGTATCACTTGGTATTGCGGCTGCGGCTATTGTTGGTGTTGGGTCGTATTTCCGTATTCGTCCTATCGGGTCTACTACAGTCACTTCAGTCGGAAATTGGAGCTAAAGGAACTTTGGCATGACGGTAACAATTAACGGAACCACAGGTATTGCTGGTGTTGATGGCTCTGCTGCTACTCCAGCAGGGCAGGGTGCTGACACCGACACGGGTGTGTTCTACGGCACAGATATCGTAGGCATCTCGACGGGTGGCACTGAGAGAATGCGTATCAATGCCTCAGGTCAGGCAGAGTTTGCGGCAGGGACTGCGGCTCTTCCAGCGATTGCTACTACAGGCGACACCAACACGGGTATCTTCTTCTCGGCAGCAGACACGATTGATTTTACTGAGGGTGGTGTTGCTACTGGTCAGTTTGATTCAAGCGGTAACTTTAAATTCAACTCCGGCTACGGCTCCGCAGCGGTGGCATACGGCTGTCGTGCTTGGGTGAATTTTAACGGCAGTGGTACAGTGGCTATCCGTGGTAGCGGCAATGTTACGAGCATTACAGATAATGGAACGGGTGATTACACGGTAAACTTTACGACTGCGATGCCTGACGCAAATTATGGCGTGGCAGGAATAGGACATCAGGTCACTGCTAGTTATATAAGAAACATTCAGGTTAAAGACACACCAACAACGAGTGCAGTCAGGGTTACTACAGATGGCACAACACCCTTTGATGTTACTTTTGTTTATGTTTCCATCTTTCGCTAAAAGGATTACCCAATGAATTATGTCATTTACCCAAACGACGACGGTGGAGTCTCCATCCTGATCCCTGCACCAGAGGCTCTTGAGACGATGACCATTGAGGAAATTGCCGCCAAGGACGTGCCTGCTGGTAAGCCATTCAAGATCGTGGACGTGTCCGACATTCCATCCGACCGCACGTTCCGCAATGCGTGGGAGTATTCTGAATGATAACGATCAACATCGACAAGGCCAAGGACATTACCAAGCAGCGTCTAAGGGCAGAGCGTGAGCCGCTACTCGCCGCACAGGACGTAGCCTTCCAACGTGCGCTTGAGAGCAGTGCAGACACCGCAGCCATTGTGGCCGAAAAGCAGCGTCTAAGGGATGTCACTGCATTGGTAGACACTTGCTCGACACTAGACGAGTTAAAGGCACTTGAGGTAACGCCTCCGGTTATTGAGGCAATTCCTGTAGTGGAAGAAGTCATTGAGGTAACCCCTCCTGTTGAAGAAGTCATTGAGGTAACGCCATGACCGGAACTCTAAAGACAACGCTTATCCAAAACCCGTCATCGGCTGATGTCAACATCACACTAGGTACGTCTGGTGAGGTGACACTAGCCAAGAGTCCTGTGTTGAATGGCTCTACCTCTGGAACACTCACGATTGCGGCTCCTGCGGTAGCAGGGACTAATACGCTTACGCTGCCAGCAAGTACAGGGACAGTAGCACTAACTTCAAATGTAATTGGTGTAGATCAAACATGGCAAGATGTAAGTGCTAGTAGAGTGGCGGGTACAATATATACAAATAATACGGGTAAACCTATTTTTGTATTTGTTTACGTTACAGTTTCAGCAACTCGACAATTTTTTGTAAATGGCCTTACTGTTGGTTATTTTTCTGGTGCCATTGGGCAAGGTGGAGCATCAAGCATTGTGCCTAATGGTGGAACATATCAAATTAGTGCGGCTGTTACATCAATAGTTGCTTGGGCAGAATTGCGTTAAGGATTAAAATGTTATGGAAGCTGACGAAGCCAAACTTGTAATTGATTCGACTATAGCGACAGGTGCTATCACAATGCCGCTATGGGTGACTGAGTTACAGGGGTGGATTGGCTTTGCTATTGCCGTCGGTGGCTTAATCCTTGTCGTGATCCGTATTATCATTGCCGTACGAGACTGGCAGAAGGGTTCTTAAATGGACCCCTTTACGCTTATCGGAACCGCAGTAAGTCTATTCTCTACAATTAAAAACGCCGTGGATAGTGGCCACGAAATGATGGATGTGGCAGACCGCGTCGGAACGCTCTTCGGTCGAATCGCGCAGATAATCCAGCTCAGTAGCGGCAAGCGCAAGAAAAAGTTCTTCCAGAGCCAAGCTGAGTTCGAGGCCGAGGCAATCAAGCTGTACACGCTGAAGCAGAAGGCGCAGAAACTACAACTAGACACACGTAACCTGTTCGTCGGAGCCTACGGGATCGGGGCGTGGACGAGTATCCAGAAAGAGGTGACGGAGATGCGCAAGCAGGCAGCACGCGAGGCCGCTGCCGCGCAGCATGAAGCTGAAGAGAACCGCAAAGACCTCATCATGGGCGCGTGGCTCATCGGTGCCGTCATACTATTCTCCGTCGCAGTCGGGATCGCGATGGTGGTGTTCACTCACAAATGAAGTACCTTGTCATAGCCATGATGATCGTATTAAGCGGGTGCGAGGACCGCTACCGATACCCGTGCCAAGACCCTGCAAACTGGGATAAACCTGAATGCAACCCTCCTATCTGCACCGCTTCTGGAACCTGTTCCGCAGACACCCTGAAACAAAACCCCTGCGGAGCCGTAGCGAGATGAGGATCAAGGAAGACGAACTCCACGCACTTCTCCAATTCATCATCGGGATAAGTCTGTGCCTGACGCTGACGGGGACTGTGTTCGCCGTGCTGTACAGCCTGATCTTTGTAGTGCAACCGATAGACGGGCAGGCTCCAAACGATCAAGAGTTTTTCAAGCTAATCGCACCTATCGCAACATTCTTAACTGGCACTCTGTCAGGCATCATGCTCGGCAGCAAATCTACTGGAGGTAAAGATGGACCTGCTTAAAACATTCGGCCCCCTGCTTGGCTCGGTAGCCCCTACCCTTGCAACGGCTCTAGGAGGCCCACTGGCTGGCCTTGCTGTCAAATCCCTATCCAAGGCACTGCTAGGTGCTGAAGACTTCTCAGAGGAAGCTGTAATGGAGGCTATGGCTACTGCATCTCCAGAGCAGTTGTCTGCCGTGAAAAAGATTGATGCTGATTTCAAGGTGCAGATGAAGTCTCTCGACATTGATCTGGAGCGCATCGCTGTCGATGATCGGAAATCGGCTCGCACGATGCAGACGGAAACGAAGGACTGGATTCCACGGGCCTTGGCAATCAGCGTGACGCTGGGCTATTTCGGCATCATCGCATACGTCTTGGTCAGCGGGTTGCCAATGAACGGCTCGGAAGTGTTGCTCATGCTGCTCGGTACTCTATCAGCCGGGTGGACAGGCGTCATGGCGTTTTACTTTGGCTCATCATCTGGCTCCCAGAAAAAGGACGCCATGATCCACAACTCAATACCGAGGGACGAGAAATGATTGCGAATTGGGAGAAGGCTTTCGCCGCAGTGCTGAAGCATGAGGGCGGTTTCGTTAACCACCCCAAAGACCCCGGAGGCATGACGAACCTCGGTGTAACAAAGAAGGCATGGGAAGCCTACATCGAGAAGACCGTCGACGAGGCAGAGATGCGAGCGCTGACGCCGGAGATCGTCAAGCCGTTCTACAAGCGCCAGTACTGGGACAAGGTCAAGGGCGACGATCTGCCTGACGGCGTCGACTACGCCGTTTACGATCTCGCGGTTAACTCAGGCGTGGGCCGGGCGTCCAAGATGTTGCAGCAAGCCGTTGGCGCGACCGCTGACGGTATGATCGGCAAGGGTACGCTCGCGGCCATTGCCCAGCACTCGCCGGACCATATCGTCAATCTGATCTCAAACGCACGCCTCGACTTCCTCCAGCGCCTATCGACGTTCGATACGTTCGGCAAGGGTTGGACCAGACGCGTAAATGAGGTACAAGTAGCGGCATCAGAACTTGCTCGATCAGGGGTTGCATAATGGCGCTTGTCCCGATACCCGTCCCTCCCG